GTTTTGTGTGACTCCCATACCAGAGATGGCTCTGGAGTCTTACACGAGAAATATAAAGATATAGATATAAAAATTATAGAGATCAAAAAAAGATGTAGCAAACGATTGACAACCAAAAAACTAGTCGACGTGGTAGATGATAATATGTTATCACCTACACGTGGTACAGTTATCGGAAAGAAAATGGTTATTACCAAGCCTAATTTAAAACACATTATAATACCAAATACTGAGTTTTCACACAGTTGTATGGATAAATTTAATGATGTTTATCTCGAAAGAGGGACATATTTAGATAGAGAAATTTACATATTTCTAGAACCAGTTCTACAAGATTTAACTTTTACGTTATCTTATGTACGATCTACTCTAGAAGTACTTTTCCATCAATTATTTGACGAAATAAAGAAAATACCTGTGAAGCATTTTATAACTTTTATGTTAGATGTTCACAGTTTTAATAAATATAACTTCGTTAAGTTTGCTAAATATTGTACAGCTTGGCCTATGGCTAAATTCCTTAAGAATGATTTACCTAAGGAACCTGAAGGTTTCTCGGAGCTAAAACTTAAACCTTTAATATTTAAAGGAAAGATCTATCAAATTTTGAAAAACAGGCTTATGGGGGGAGGAAGAGATTCTTCCCTTGGGTACTGTACCAAGGTTAATAAGAAAAACCTTACATTATGGTGTTCATACCTTTATGGTATTAAAAGGGGTTGTGCGAAAGTGCCGGAAGATTATGTTTATGATGCTTATCTTGAGCATGCAAAGACTATGAAACGACTACCCTTTAGTATCTTATCAGGGGATGAACTTGACAAGTTCGAGGAACGATTTGATCAGTATGCTGATAGATTTGTTTGTAAATTCAAAGGACCTTCTCCTAAGTTGTTCGAACCTAGTACTTCTGCTGGTTTTGAAGCAGGCTTTGCAGAGGGAGGTCAAAGAAATGTAGTACGTGAGTCGTTTAAAGACAACCACGGTACTTGGCATATCCTGGCTAATCTTGGCAAGGAAATTGACAAGCTGCATTTTAGAATTCATACAGAAGATCTTGTTGTAATGAAGGAGAGGGAACCCGGTGAAGTTTTTAAATTTTATGGGGTCGACGTTCCTACTTTTAAATCAGCTATGCAGATGTATACGGCTGGGAATGACATACAAAGCCCACTGAGAGCTATGACTTACGCTATTGCCGAGCCCTTAAAGGTTCG